TGTAATGCCATGCTAGGTCTCTCCTGTGGGGTAGGCGACCGAAAGTGGCCGCGCAGGGAGAATATATGACCTTGGCTTTACGGTGTCCAGTAGGAGATACGAAATACTTCTCCCACATAGTCATAGTCGCGTAGGGCAGGGCTAAAGATTAGGCGGACATCGCCGTTTGGGGCTATAAAAATTTCGTAGTCCTCGTCCGCCCCCTCGAAAAGGAGGATACGGTCGAGGTAGGCCGTCACAGAGGCCCGGATAATCTCGCTGGAAGTCAGTACGATGTAGCCGTTTGTGATGTCTTGCGTGGTCAGGGTGAACTTCTTTTTGACTGCTGTAGGGGCAGGACGGAACTGGACCCAGTCCAGCGGGCTGGCCTTGTCTTTCGATACGTAGAGGACCGGAGGGCTGACTGACTTGTCGATGACAATCTGGCCTTTGGTCTCTGGGATGAAAGTCGGAGCTCCGTCAATGAAGTCGGCACCGGTCACGGCATCCACGGCCTGTAGGAAGTCGGTGACCTGCGAAGCTGTGATGCTAATTGGTTTGGATTCGATGGAGGTTATACGGCCCTTTTTGTCGGCCGAAAGGGAGAGGGTTGTAGAAGCAGACGCTGAAGTAAAAACGCTGTCGCGCACTTCCTTCAGGACTAAACCAGAGGTCTCGCTCGCCTCGACATCCCCCAGTTTAGAGGTGTCTACTTCTACAATTTCTTCCGTGTCGTTACCGACGTAGATATGCCGAGAACTTAGTCTAACTAAGAACTCGGCGAATCGGTCGATAGTGTACAGGTTAGCTTTCGCTTCCGCTGTCAACTTGTCTGACACGAAAAGTTTTAGGTTTTTGGTCCGAGTGGTTGTGGTAGCCACGGCGAGATAGTCTCCTTTTCACTCTTGGAGACTGTAGGTATAGGCTCGAGATAAGTCAAGCCTTTAGATTTTGAGGATAAGGATTCGCCAAGTAAAGGTTGCCGGTTTGTTTTGGGCCGTGGCGATTACCGTATTCGCCGTTCGTGTGACGGAATCTAAACCGATGGTCTCACCGTTGGCGGTATCTACGACCTGCACGATGGTGTCCAGCGAGTTCAGATTGTGTGTCACCGTGAAGGGGTCTGAGTCGGCTTCGGTCCAGTTAGCCTTGAATGACTGGACACCGATAGCGAAGGATAGGTCTGCCAGTGTGGCTTTCTTGAGCGAATTAGAGTCTGCCGAGTCTGCAATAAGAATTGTGTCGGCCCCGACTGGAAGGGCTTTGGCAACGGCAACGGTAGGGTCGACTTTCAGTGTGCGCGACGCTGTGAGGTCTCCACCGCCGACCAGACCGCCGTTGGCTTCTGGGTCGATAGACACGCTAGAGTGCGCTACATGCTCGTCCGCGACGAAGTTCGAGAGTGCATCGTGGTCGATGGTGACCGAGGCTGCGGCTGTAAGCCGACCTTTTGAGTCAACCGTGAACTGTCCAGCTTCGGTAGCCGAGCCGTAGGAGCCGGGCGTTACTGCGGTTGTCTTGAGGACGAGACCGTTGGCGACCGAGGCTGCCAACTCGGATTGCGCATTTGCGGAAAGATTGACACCGAATGGAGTTCCGTTAGCCGAACCGATGAAGACCTGACCTTCGCCGAGAATCACTGCAGAAGTATTGACCCAACCAAGTACGGCTTCGTTCGGACCACTGGGGTACATAGCCAGAGCCTGGCCTTGCACGCCTGGCGCTGTGGGTAGAATCAACTCGTAAGTCGTGGGGATGGTTGTCGGGGCTTTGATTTTTGCTTTAGTGCCGAGCTCGGTCGTGAGTGAGACGAACCCGGTTGTCGATATTTCTTGTGCAGCGAAGTTCGAGTCGACCTTACTTCCGGCCAGCTTGTCAAGGGTTTGGTCCGACCAGTCCGAGTTTTTTAGAGAGTTGTTAAGATTAACCTGATTGTACGAAAGACGCCCTGCAGCTGTGGAAAAGTCCGTTGCAAGGATGGAGTTCGTAAGATTGAGTTTACTGTAGGCAATGTTTGCGCTGGCCTGAATATCGGCATTCGTGATTTTGCCGGTCAGCACGACTGTATTGGAAGCGTCGATGGTTTTGTTTGACAGGGTTTGGACGGAATCGGTATTGACAAGCGTCTGTGAGCCCGTCGGGATAGTTAGACTAGACGTGCCAGCACTTGTTAGCGTGATATTTCCGGAGGTTGAGAGATTTCCTTCGAGAGATAGAATACGGTCGGCTGTGCCGGTGTTGACTGTCAGGGTCTGCCGGGCCGCATTCGTCGTTGTCAGTTTAAGCTTGTCGTTGACCACCACGGGAGCCTTGAAGACGGCTTCCGAGACCGGCCAGAACTCCATTGTGTGAGCTTTGTTGTTTGCCGTACCGAGGTACAGCTTACCGTTGTCCTTCGTGCCGTTGACGTTCTGGTCGCCGGGCTGCAGGACGATGTCGGTTTTGGCGCGGAATGTGATGGTCTCCGTGCTGTCGAGATACGTGGTATCGCCCAGCCGGTCAATGATTTCAAGGTTTGCTCTTGCCTCGGCGGTTAGGCCGGAGGACAAGAACAACCTTAGATTTCGTGTTCTGGTCGCCATGTGACGGGTCTCCTAATCAGAGGAGAGCCCCTTATGCGATGGCTCTCACAACGATGTACTGAAGCGTGACGTCGGCTTGAGATGCACTCAAAGTGACTTCTGCGCTTCCTGCACCTGGAACAGTTTTTACCACATGTGCAGCGCTAGTGGAAGACTGGACTTGAACGATGACAACATCGGTTGCAGCAATAGCTGCGTCAGTAATAGTTGCTGTAGCACTTCCAGGGGAAAGTACTGCTTTGCCTGCTTTAACGACCGAGAAGGGGAACTCAGCTGCGACGGACTCGAGCAGTTTGCGCTCGCGTTGGCCGAATCGGCGGGATGGATGTGCGCCTGCGAGGTCTGCTTCTTTCTTCAAATTGATAGCCATGGAACTTCTCCTTAGAGGGTTGTTACGCGATTGGAACTAGGGCAATCGCCACCCGGTTGTACTGTACTTAGTCTTTTTTCTTTTCGCTACCCTTGTCGTACTTCGACTTTCCGGCAGTCTTTAGGGCCACTGCAACTGCTTGTTTTTGTGGCATTCCTTTGCGTTCCATGAGTTCTTTGATATTCGAGCTCACGACTTTGTCTGACTTACCTTTTTTTAGTGGCACGAAGTTTCACTCCTTTTTTGGCTGGCATTGGTCTGCTTTTGAGATAGCTTCCTACGGTTGGTACTGGGGGGATTGGGGTTCCGTCATTGGGTTTTCTCGGTACACCAATTTTACTATTACCTTGCGCTCCTGGCGGAGGTATATCGTCTGTATCTTCTGCAGGAACAGGAATAGCAGAGGTAGCAGCTCCGCCGGACCGGCCGCCGCCCATGGTGGGCTCTGTATTTCTCGTTGCGGCGTTAAGAAACGGCAGGGCACCCATAATGCCATGCTTGATTGGGTTGACTGTGCCGCGACCGACCATGCCTGCGCCGCTGGCTATTTTGTCGCCGTTGAAAGTCACAAGGCCTTCACCCACCCGGGCTGTACCTTTAGCTACGTCACCGATTGCGTTAGGCACAATCTTAGTGAAAAAAGGTGCGATTTCCTTGAGACCGTTGTCGCTTGCGTTTGCCTGCGGTACTTTTAGTGGCATTGGGTTGGGAATGCTGCGGATAGCATCGCCGATTTGGTTACTGGCTATCTTGACGTCTTTGCTATTGACGAGATTCTTCGCTCGAAGTGCAACTTCGCCTGCAATCGGATTCACCACATGACCGACTTCTTTGGCCACGGCCTGCGCTGCCGGACGGACTACGTTTCCGACTGCATTCCCGGCTTTCTGCACTGCATTTTGCGTAGCTTGTAGGATTTTTGGTGGGGCTGCAGCGACTGTGTTGGCTGCGCTCTGGGCTTTGTTCTGTATTTGTTGGACAAACTTGGGTTTTTTCCAGGCCATCGTATGCGTCTCCTAAACGAAAGGGGCCCAAAAGAGCCCCCTGCGTGGTATACTTCATTCAGTCAGGCCGGCTTATGCTGGCTCGCTGTTCAAGAAGTTCTTGATTTTCAAACAAGCCTTGGGATGTTGGTTGACCATCACACCCAGACCGAACATGTAGCTGACGAGTTTCTTCTCGTGTCCGCCGCCAGAGGTAGGACGCAAGTGGAACTTGCTGGACGAGCCAGGAACTTCGACTGCTTTGAAGTCTGTACCGATGAACTCAACGCACTTGCTTTCTTCGCCTTTTCCGCTTGGGAGAGCGATTGCTTCGTTTTTACGAGCGAACTCGGAAGTCACGAACTCAACCGTGTCGTCGCCGTGCTGGTAGGTGAACTTGCGAACACCGCGCTGAGAGTCTTCGACAGAGTTGAAGCGACGGTCGGTCTCGCGGCCTTCGATAAGGCTGTCGAGCATTTCCGGAGCGCACAGGAGCGAGTTGTACTTGTAGCGGCCTTGTCCGACTGCAGTCTTGACTTGCGAAAGAGCCTGCTGGATGAAGGTCACGTCGATTGGAGCGCCGCCGCAGTCTTTGACTGTCGAGCCGGTCACGCCGCTCATTTGGATTCCGTGGATGAGGCGGCCGTCGTTTGCAACGAGAGCGCCGAGTCCCGCGATGATTTCGGTAGCTGTACCGTAGTCGCCAGCGAAAGCGCCGCTGAGGTCAACGCGGGTGTGCGAAGCAGCAGTAGTTCCGCGATAAAGAAGGTCAGCAGCGTCGATGAGCGAAGCAGCTGTGTTAGCAAGAGTCACAGGAGCGCCAGCCGAGCTGAGTGCTTGGAGAACCAACTTGTTGTTTTCGCGGTCGATACTCACGACTTTCCATGCAGCAACACCGTTTGGCATTTCTGTACCAGCTGTGATTGCTCCAGCGGGTGAAGCCTTAACGAGGAGGTCGTCGTACTCGAACCAGCCGATGTGGCCGCGAGGAGCAACTGCGCTGATGGTCACGCCGACTTTACCAGAAGCAACACCTTCGTCGGTCAACGCATCCGCGCTGACAGTACCGAGAACACCGAGACCGTCGTTGTAGAGGTCAGCGGCTACGCGGCGCTTCAGATACACGAGTTTGTCTTCGAGTTCCATAGCCAGGTTGTCTGCGTACTTAGCAGGAGCCATCTTGAGGCGCTCGAACAGCATGTAGTCGATTTCGATTGTAGCGTTGAGTTCTTTGAAGATAGCCACTTTCTCTTCTACTGCAGAGCGCTGAGCTGCAGGGAATGCACCCGATGCACCGATTGCGGCGTACTGAATAGCAGCTGGTCCGCCACCGACCTGGAACATGAAGCGATGCTCACGTCCGCCGGGCATACCGACTGTCATCTGCTTTACGGATTCCCAGTCGCGATGGTCACGGACCAACTGACGGCGGAAGCCTTTTGAGAAAGTAATCTGAAGCAGTTTACCAAGTACTAGTTGGTCAACGTTGTTAATTGCCATGGAACAGAACCTCCAAAATTAGAGCCGAAAATTACTGGCCCCTTAGTAAGAGCCGGGTTAAACCTCTTATATCTCCGGCGTCAACCTTTGCATTAACACTATCCTGCATCTGCTGTCTACTGGGTGTCGCGACAGAAGTTGCCTTAGCTGCTACCTTTTGTTGGGCTTCGGTCTTCTGATTAGCGACAGCCTTTTTAGTAGCAGCCTGCTGGGTAGACTGGAACTTTGTCCGCACTTTGTTTGCGACATCATTCATAATCTGTTTGATTGCGACATCCGGAATGTTTGGATTCTTAGCCTCGAGCTCAGCCAATTGGTCGATAGACTCCCGCCAGATTGCACGGTTAACGAAGTCCTCGAGCTCGGAGTCACCGAACAGGCCGTCTACGCGGATAGAGTTGAACTGCCTCTCGAGACGCGAGTAGAGGGCGTCTTCCTGAGCCTTGGCTTTTTGGGATTCGATGCTTTGCTTTTCGGCGTCCAGCTTTTTACGCTCTGCAGCAGTCAGTCTGGCTGCCTTTTTGGTTTGCTCTTCGCGGTCCATCGCAGCCAGCTCGGCTTCGGTTGCGTATTTCCGAGATTCGCGGCGCTCGATTTCGGCTTCTACCAAAGCTTGGAATTGCCCGGGCTTACCGTACAAGAGGTCCACTAGCGCCTCAACGCCGTCTTCTGCGGCAGTCTCGATTTGCTCGAAGGCTGCTTTCATGTCTGTGTAGTCTGGTGTAATTTCTTGTAGTTGTTTTTCCAGACTTGCGGCTTTTCTGGACGAAGAGTATTGCTCGGCGATAAAGTTCTTAACGGCCTCTTTGTCGGACCAGTCGATTTTGATTTTGGCTGTCTTGCCGTCATCGAGCTGAACTTGCAGGACGTCGACCGGCGAGTCTGAGACTGGTTTAGCTGCGGCGGTGCTGGTTTCGGCAGACTCGGCGCTATCGTTGGACTCGGAACCACCGAGTTCTTTTTGGATGTCTTCTTCGGACATCGGTGAGTCGAGGTAGTCGGACTCCATAGGGATAGAGTTTGAAGAGTCATTCTCGATTTCGTTCATAGCTTCTAGGACGATGTCGGACATATTTGCGGACTGGGTTGGCGTAGTGGACATTGTAGGGACCTCCTAGGAGGCACCCTACCGGTTTTATGGGCTAAGTCAAGCTGGTGGTGCGCCGGTCAGTGCCGCTAGGGGATTGGCTTCTGCCGCAACACCTGCTTCGGCTGTGCCTTGGGCTGCCATCTGTTCGCGCTCTTTGATGTGGCGCTCGACCAGAGACTTGTCTTCTTCTGGCAAAGCGTCGAACTCGGCAGACATCACGTAGGTGTAAGCCTCCTCGAGCATTGCACGGTGTTCCTGTAGTTCACGTGGAGGGATGTACACCTTGTTTGCAATCATGCGTTCGAAGACTTCGCGCTGACGGGTTGCTGCGAGTTGCGTCCTGTCGATAAGAGAGTCGAGCTCGTTGAGACGGAGCATGCCAAGGATAGACCGCGAAGTCATGCCGGCTTCTTTGAGTAGAGGGGATAGCTGGAGGATTTCTTGGCGACGGGCCATTGGGTCAAGAGAGAAGCTTGTACCGTATTCCACGACAAGGTCAAAGCCGCCTTGGATATCGGCTCCTTGCAGGTCGACGGTTTCAAAGGCTCTTTCTTTGCCCAGCACTTTGATAGTGCGAGGTGTGTCCCAGTACTCTTTAATGATTCCGAGATAGGATTTGTAGATGCCTTCGACAAACGCAACGTATTTGTTGAACAAACGACGGCGAACCATGTTGGACTGTTCGACCGCGTACTGCATCGAGAAGCCGGACGTCTCACGGGATTGCTGGCCCATGAGGGACTCAGTGATGCCCATGATGTCGTCGAGATTCTGCTTCATGCGGTCACGGATGTTTGGAAGGGCTGCCGGCATTGGCATTGGTTCCATGAAGTTCGGCGGGATAGCGCCGGTGTACTTGATAATGTCCCAAGGAGAGTTTGTGATAGAACCTTTGGCCACCTCTGCCGATTCAGGCATGACCAATCTGGCCACACCGTGCGCTGCCAGAATGTCGAGCATCACGTTGTCGAGTCGGTTGATAATGTCCTGCAGCGCCGAGGCGTAGGCGACGACCGAGCGGCCCCAGTAGGTGCCTGGCACGTCGATGTCTGTCAGGAGATGGTAAGGCAATTTTGCGTAGGGCACTCCCTTTGTGCCGTCTTTTGTGACAGTGTGAAAACGGTTTGGGTTGACGGAGAGGGGTGTCAACTGTGTTCCGTCCTCAAGGCACCAGCAGTAGCGGCCTTGCATGCCGTTCTCTGGCGTGCCGGTTTCCCAGTATTGGTAAACACGAACGACGTCGTAGTAAGACCGTTGTGAGATAACTGATTTTGAGTACGCCGTGTTGGCCGACTCGTCCTGATTGCGGAGACGGTATTTCTGTAGGACGTCTTTCTTTTCCGGAAAGAGACGACAAGCCACTTCGTAGCGCAGCGGGATTTCTTCAAAGACAAACCGTACGTCGTCCCAGATTGTTGCGTCTGGGTCTGGATAGACAAACCAGACCGGCGGGACTGTGTAGGAGAAGTCGCCTTCGGTCTGCACTTCGTTGGTTTCTTCGTTGTACTCTGTGATTTCGCCAAGGTCTGGGTCGAAGAGGGTCTTAGCAAAGCCGTTGCCGTAAATGAGAGTATTAAGATTTACCTGGTCTTGACGCTCTTGCATCTTGTATTGACGCAGGCCGTAGCGAACACAACGGTCTGCAGCGTCGGCGCGTCTGCGGTCTTCACGGTCGGATGTCAAAGGCTTAGGCGAAACTGTCGGGGGATTGGAGGACATCTGGGAGTGGAAGAACCGGACGTTCTTCATGATATAGTTGGTCGCGATATTGTTGGCCGCACCGTCGACGGGAGCAAGGCCCAGCTCGGAGACCGACTCGTAAGACATGTTTACGTCACCGCCTGAGAAGAACTCCTCGAAGCGGGTTGCGAAAGCCGCACGTTCGTTTTCTTCCCATTGACGTTCTTGTACCTTGCGGGCTTGTTTAGCGAATTGCAGACGTTTCTCGAGCTCGAGCTTGATTTTCTCGTCGTTATCCCATAGGTCAAGCATGTAGGTAGGCATGGCGATTACCCCTTCTTCTTTTGCTTCCGTACTTTACCGGGAAAACGAATCTGAAGCAACCTAATCAGGCTTTGTTTTTCTTCGCCTTTGGAAGTAGTCTTGTTGGAGTCGTTGGACTCTTTCTCGGCTGAGGCCGACCCAATCATTGCTATCATTCGTGACTTTCCCTTTTGCCGTTGGTTTTTGCACTTGGGGCATCCGCATGAACCCTCGTCTTGCATATAGGTGGCCTCCTCGTGCCCAGATAAGGTTATACTTTAATTGCGCAATAGCTTCTCGTTCCTTCCGCAAGGCCCGGGCTTGTCTGTGTAAGGAGACGCCCATGATAGCGGAAAATACGAGCAATCCCAAAAGCATTAGCACGAATATCACCAACGAGTCCATGGTCTCCCCCAGGCTGTTCGACGGATACGAGTGTCGGTTTCTTGCTTCTTGTGTTTCTGCTGATTGTATTCCCGGATTTGCTGGTCCCAGGTTTTAGCGTAGTCTGTTGTATTGCCTTCGTATTTTGGTTTGCTGTCGACGAAGTAGTTGAGAGCGTCGGTCAGGTGGTATTCGTGGGCATGGGAGATTTTGGTTGGGTTGACTTCGGACCATTGAGCGGATTGGAGTTCGTCGATGAGGTCGGTACACCAAGGCGCTACGAACAGGGTTGTACCGAGGGCCTGGTTGGTCGCAGCAATCATATCCAGCTTGCGGTCAGCTTTCTTGTAGACGGCCATGTAGCTGACGCCTTGCGCTGCAGCGATTTGTTGGTACCAGGTAGAAGCGCTGTCGTAGATACGGCGGACGATGTTGAGCCCGGAGGTTCTACGCAGGACTTCCTGTAGGGTTTCCATCGGATTCTTAGTCTTGATGTAGTCTGCTCGGATGATATACCAGTGACCGGTGATGGGGTCCTCGGCTGCCACGATAAGACCGTGTTCCGAGGCCGCTGCGGGGTCGGAGGACTCGACGTGCCGCCAGGATGCGTTGTAGTGGGAGGGCACGTCTGAGATGGCCATAGGGGTGTAATTGTAGACGCCACGCTCGCCGACGAGCCAGTCGCCGTGCAAAATGGTGTTCATCATAGCCTCGCCCATAACTTTGGCGGTGTCGAGCTGGATTTGTTTTTCTTCGTCGTCGATAGCCGGGTTCTCAAGCATGTTTAGGCGAACGGTCAGCGCCAAGCGTTCCGGCAGAGAGTCGAGGAAATGTTTGACTCCGGGATTGGGTACCTTTGGAGTGAAAGTAAGTAGCGTAGGTCCGCCGTTAATCATAACGCGCTTGGAGAGCTCTTCGATGATTCGCTCGCTATGAGGGAGCTCGTCGCACCAAGCGGCGTGTCCTGTGAAGGACTGCACAGCCTGTTGAGCCTGGTTAGTGTTGTGGTGAGAGAAGTAGAGGATTGTATTGCCGTTGTGTTTGTGGATGATTTTCTGCAATGCTCCGCCCTGCCTGACCTCCCGGATAGCGTCTGGCTCGAAGACATGACCGACAATACGGCGATGCAGGGACTCCTCGACTTGCTTCGAGGTTCGACCAAGGACGTAAAGCTGAAGGGGTTCGGTCCACTCGGGAGGGCGTTGCCAGGTCACGCCGTCTTCGCGAAACATTGTAGCAAAGGCTTTGGCTCCGGTACTGGATTTTCCACTTTGATTTCCCGCTCTTACGACGATGTAGCGAGCTTTGCGCTGGAGGACGGCGTCGATGATTTGCTGCTGGGCCGGGGTCGGCTTTGACCCAGGTCTGGCCGAGTCAAAGGCCTCCAGCATTTCTCTGGTCTTAAGTTGCTCCGCTGCTGCCGCAAGTTGGCGCAGGAGCAGGTCAGTTCCCTTGGCCATTGGTTCTCTTTTGTCTTTTAGGTCTGGTTAAAGCTTTGTGTAGTTTTTCCGATTCCACGAAGGAAGCGTCCGAGATGGACCGGACGTCGACGGCGTCCAGGGAGAGGACTTTGCGTTTCTCGGCGTAGAAATGATAGGCAGTGATAGAGCCGTCCTCGCAGTACACGGCTTCCCAGGTCTCGGCTGAGACAGTAAAGGACGCACCGTTGCCTAGCAGAACGGAGTATTGATGACGGATTTTAGCTGGGGTCCTCAGTGCCAGAGTCTGCATAGACAGAGTCCTCCTCGGAAGGTACAGTACCCGATTTCCCTTCCTCAAGCAAGGGCCTAATCAGGTGTGCATTTTGTTTAAGGAATGCCCTGAGTTGCACTATGTCCATGGAATCAAAGCGAGTATTGGTTTTGGTTTGAATTTCAGAGGCTTCGTACTGGAGCAGAATTTTAAGGATGTTAACCTTCGACCCGGAGGCGCGGGGGTCTGGGTCTTCCAAGACCTGCGCCACTGCTTCGAGGGCCTTGTCTGTCAGGTACTTGATTTTCTGACGGGTCTCGTCTTTGTTTAGAAGCCACGGCTTGAAGCCCGGCTGCTTCCACCAGGTCAGGACGGATTCGTTGTTGCACAGGGCTGCGGCTTGACCGGAGCTGATAGCCTTCACGTCAAACACCGCGCAAGTTGGGTCTGACAAGGCAGCCATGAGCGCGGCCTTCGCACGGCGCTGCGCTTCGGTGGGCCGGAATGTATCGTTGATAAGGCGATTGAGGATTACATCGGGCTGGCTTTCGTTCTCTCCACCAGGTCCTGAATTGCGCTCGAATATTGGTTTCTTTCGTTCCATAAAGGTTTCTCCAGATGGAAGAGGACTCGGCCTCTTGTAAATAGAAGGTTTGAGATAAAGCCGTGGTCTGCTAAGAATTGAATGTCCTTTTTGAGCCGAAGATGATTCATGCTGTAGAGGGACGCAAAACCTCGCAGGCGTACCTGCATGTAGCCATGACCGAAGCGGACTATGAAAGGGTTCTCTGTGTACATGAACATAGCAAGGACCTTGTAGGGCCGCATGGGGGAGAACCTAACCGGCCCGCCTTTGGATTTTGTTGAAATGGCATCTTGCATACTTGGCAGCCTCTCTGCGTCGCTTCTCGGTCAGCCCCTTAAGGCCGGAGACCCAACGGGTGAAAGACTCTTGGGAGTCGAACCGGTTGAGGGCCGAGAGCATGTCTTTGTAGAACATACCCGGACGAACGGAGGAAATCAAGGGTTTCGACGGCTTGTGATTGGCTTTATGGGCTTGGATAGCCTTGTAGAGAACACCGTGGGCTTTGTAAGTCTTGGCCTTGACCCCCCACTCGTAGGAATGGTCGACGCACTCTATCACCTTGAGAGCCTTCAACTCTTTCAGCATTCGGCTCACAGTCATAGCGCTGACTCCGAGTTGCAGAGCGATTTTCTCGAGGGGCAGATTGAAGGATTGTAGAAGACCCCAGCAAGCAGTCAGGATGCGCAGGAGCTCTACACGCTCTCCTGTCTTAGCCCAGAGACGCAGTTCAGGGGCTAGCTGGTCTAGGCTGGACTGGTAGTAAGTCACTGTCTTGCTTACTGTGTTAAGGATAGTCCTACTCTCCTCCCCCCTCTGGTCGGACCCCCCTTTGACGGACACGGCAGGCGGTGCCGAGGAGAGCCAGTCCGAGAGTTCGTTGACTAGGGTTTGATTGACGTAGCATCGTGTCGCCCCGGCTCTGTCGAAGAAGTGGAGCGACTCTGGTAGGAGTTCTCGGAGGAAGCTGTCGATGTTGTCGGTCGCGATGGGTCGGTCGAGGACTAGGAATGCTTTAGTATTGCCGGATACCGACTGCGTGACCAGAGCGTATGGCAGTGAATACTCGAGGGCGTTCGTTAATCGCTGCTGGGTCCAGCCGGCTGTGTAGTCCTTGGGGTCGAAGTCTAGGCAGAGCATCTGCTGCAGTCCGAGGATTGGCAGTCGGCTCTTCTTCAGAGTTGCAGTGTTTTCCAGTTGTTTGTCGTAGAATCGTGTGCGGAACCATTGGCTCTGATTGCCGAGGTCGCGTGGCAGTTTGTACTTGAGAGTCGGGCCGTTAGGTACCTTTAATTCCTTGAACATTCTTTCCTCCTCCGTGTCTATCCCGGTTGACAGAAGTCCCCGCTCTTGGTATAACGAAATCGGTGGTCGCTGTCAAGTGACTCCCATTCCTCCCCCCCCCCTGGGTCCAGCTATCCCCCTAGCTGGGCCTTTTTTCAGCCTGACACGGTCTGCTTCTTCCTTGGTGTCGGCTTCTGCTGGATA